TCTTGCCTCAAGGTAAGACATCTCACCTCTGCCTTTACATAGGTATAATATTTCTCTAGTGAAGTTTTCTGGGCCTAGTGCTTCAACATCAGCTTGTAGTCTATCAGATGAACCCCAATAGTCACGCCAGTCTGATTCTTTATAGCCTCTGCGTTTGTTTTTTTTGCCTTTGAGAGGTGGCTTAGTTGTTTTAAACTTTGCTAGTTTTTTGCCTACATACTTTTGTCCAGTGGTAAGATTGGTTATGAGATAAACAAATCCTTCATACTCGTCAGGTATTATATCAATTTGTTTTCCTTCATAAGTCCACTGCATGAACTTACTTACCGATGCCTATTTTAATTTTCTATTTTTTTGGTTTTTCTTGTAGTGTTGTGTTTTTCGTGTATCTCTTCCATGCGTTTTTTTGCTAAATCTCTAATATCACGTAAGCATTTTCTTACATATCTATGAGTTCGCACAGAATTGCGTTGTTCAAAAACTTCATTTGCCTTAAAGTATTCTAAATAAGCCTTTACTAGTTTGTCTTGAGTGTCTTCCATTATTCTACAATATCTACATCGTTTGCATATGATGTAAATCCATTCTCTTTTATTACTTTTAGTACGTGATTAACACGACCTACTAATTCGTCTTTATGACTAATTAAAAATATATTTTTGTTTCGTTCTCTAGTCATTTTTTTAAGAATGCCTAGTGAATTTTCAACACCAGCAGTATCCATACCACTATCAATTAACTCATCAATGAATAATAAGTTAATATTTTGATACAAACTTTCCCAAACATCACGGAATGCAAAACTTAGACCGAGTATTAAGCGATTACGCTCACCTCTTGACAAATTATCAAAGTCTAAGTCTTGTCCTAGTTGTGTAATTTCTACATTTAGATCGTTTTGGAACACAACTTGATGAGGAAGTCCTAATCGATCAAGATAATATGTAAGCCTATTGTTCAAATACGCAAGATTCTGATCAATAATCTTTTTACGAATAAACGAATCTTTGTTTGTAAGAAGTTTTAATAAAAACTCTTGGTGTTCCTTGTACGAAGTTAGTTCATTTACAGGAGTCCAGTCAATTTCCTGAAGTGCTGTTTCTTTTAAATCATCAATTTGTGCTTGATAAGGATCGTCTTCTTGTTTTTTATTGTCAAGTGCTTGTTTTAAGTTGTCAACATTACTTCTGTGATCGTATGCTTCTTTAGCAGTTTCATAAAACGTATTAGGTTTGCCGTTGATATCTCCAATATCTGTTAAACCTTTCAACACATCTTCTAGTTTATCGGCAACTTCTGTTTGATATGCTATTGCATCGTTTAATTCTTTAGTTTTTCTCTTTTCAATTTCTATTTTTTTGTCGTCATGTAGTGCCTGGCCGCATGTATAACATGTAGCATCGTCAAGATCTGCGATGTCTTTTTCAGCTTTTTCTACAGATTTAGTGGCACGTAACAATGCACTCTCTAATGTGCTTTTTTCTTTATTAAGAGCCAAAATAGCATTGTTCATTTCTGTCCAATTTGCTAGTTTTTCGTGAGCGTCTAGTTCTTGGTCAATATCAACTTTTTCTAATTCTTCGATACCTTGCTGTAATTTTGAAATATCTTGTTCTTTTTTTGCAATCCATGCACGTTGTCTGCTAAACAAACCATTTATACTGGCTTCAATTTTTTCATTTGCAGATTTTATTGCATCAATTTTTAGTGTTTCTTCTGTAATAGAGTCTTTTGTAAATTTAATTTGATCTTTAAGTGCATCTGCTTTTTCAGTTAGCAATGTTATGCCTAACAATTGTTCGATAATAGCACGTTGATCGTTTGCTCGCATACTTAAAAAAGGTTCTGAGTATGTATTAAGTGCAACAACATGCTTAAACATATCATGACTCATACCAAGTAAATCGTTAATACTTTCTTGTGTCTTACGACTGTCACCTTGGCTTTCATCTGTTAGTTCTTGTTCGTGTTCGTTAATAAAAAACTTGAGTACATTAGGAGATCGTCCGCGTTCGATTCTATAATCTTGTCCATCTTTTTCAAAATGGAGCGTAACTAACATACCTTTTGAGTTAGTTTTATTAATTAAATTATTTCTTTTGATATTTGTAAGTGCTTGACCGTATAGTGCGTAGGATAGTGCGTTAATTATTGTAGTTTTACCTGTTCCATTACGTGATCCTGCATCATCTCCGCCTTGATCTAAGTTCTCTCCAAGCACAAGTGTTAGTTGTTCGTGGTTAAAATCAACTGCTTGAGTTTGATTGCCTACACTCATGAAGTTTTTTACAGTTAAATCTTTAATTTTAATCATTTAGTGTTCTAATCCATTATAAATGTCTAATAACATTTTTTTATTGTAGTTTTCTGTATCTAATTCTGAAATTTCGTTTGCTACAATTTGATCTACACTTTCAAATTGTGCAATATCTAAATCTGTTGATATTTCTTCTATTTGTTTTTGGGGAATAAGTGTGATTTCTCTACAATTGTATTCAGAAATAAATGTTTCTTTAATAAAACTTGCTTCTTCATAACTAATAGGTAAGTCTAATGTAACTCTTAGATACATATTAGACTTAATCAAAGTATCTTTCTCATCAATCAACTGTGATAACTTGACTGTACGGTACTTTGGACATTCTGGCCAGTTGATATACTCAGGCTCCGCATTGTTTTCACGGTCTAATATCATCATACCACGTTCGTCATCCCAAGCATCAGCATAATTGTGTGGGAAAGCATTACCAATATAATGGATCTTGCCTTGCTTTTGTCGCTTGTGGAAGTGTCCTGAAAATACATAGTCTTGATGTTCAAAATGTTCGCTTTTTAGTTCACCGTGATCGGGCATCTGCACCATAGCATTCATATAAAAACTAGGAAGCTCAAAATGACCAAACATATATTTGGATTTTACCTTGCTTATCCTTTTCCATTCGTCTCCAACAAGCCACGGAACAAGTGCTACGTCATCTTCTACAAGTATTTCATCTATAAATGTAACGCCTGGAATGTGTTTACCAAATATTGTAGAACTTACTTCACGCTTGTCTTTATAATACAAGTCGTGATTACCTACAAACATGTAAAACTTGTCAAATGCTTTACCTAGTTTTTCTAAACTACGAATTGTAGCATCCATTGTAGTAAGATTAAGTGAATTACGATTATGATGCCAATCGCCGCAAAAAATAGCAGTTTCGCAACCGTTTTCTTTTGCTTGTCTAATAAACCAATCTATAAAATTTTCACAGTCGTCGTTATGAACACGACTATTGCCTTTAAGACCAAAGTGAATGTCTGTAAAAACAGCAGCTTTTTTAAACAAGGTAATATCTCCATTTATACTGTGTTTAAGTATACGTGGATTTTAAACACTTGTCAACCTTTTTTTGCCGGAAAAGCTGACATACTTGCTTCCTCGTTTCTTTTAATACTTGCTTCCCATTCGCCTTCGTGTTGTCTTGTATAGCTAGGATTAAGACCGTTTTGTTCTAGTATATCGTCACGTATGTTTTGATTTCGTTTTTCAATGTTGATAACACGTACAAATGAGTTAGTAACAGCAGCAGTGTAATAAGCAAATGGATTATTAGATTTTGATTCGTCAAACTGTAAACCAATTTGCGAAAGTTGTAGGATTGCTTGACCTTTCATTTCGTCATTATAAGTATAACCACGAACATTACCTCTTGTAGCATAACGATCTACTAGTTTCAACCACATTAATGCTAAATTATCTGTAGCCTTTCCGTGTTTGTGACTAAAATATCCATTTTCCATTCCGCCTACCCAATGACTTTTACCAACACATACTAGTTCGTCTTCTTCATTGAATTTAAAATGTTGAAAAGGAGGAAAATTTAGTTTTGCTTTAGTATCTGCAACAGTTTTTGGATTTTTCTTACGTCCTGGTTCTTCTGGGATGTGATCAAATGTCATCACACGAAAGATTAATTCTTCTTTGGTAATACTTCTATAATCAACTTCGCAGTCTGCTTGTTTTACTTTTTCACCTGCTAGTTTACGTCTTTCGTAGTCTTCAGATCCTAAACGTTTTGCTTTATTGCGTTTGGCTTCTGCAATAGTTCTAATATTAATTTTGTCTACGCTATCTAAGATTATGTCATAGTTGGCATAGTCTTTTTCTACAAAACTGTTAAATGTATTTTTTGATTTGTGTATTTCTTTTAAAATGTCTTTATTGTTAAGATAATTTTTCTTTTTCATACTTACTCCGTTAGCTAACAGTATTTATTATAATATACGTAGTTAAAAAAGTCAACTAAATACTTATGGAGATATGCCATTATGTCAATTTTTAGTTCATTCAATAACCTAGCAGGCAATATTATAGGAAGTAATATTGTACAAACCGCTCAAAATGTAAATAGAGTAACCTCTAGTCTTAACACAGCAGTAACTTCATTTAGAAATATTTCTTCAGGACGAGGTAGTACGTTAGACAACGTTGCAAATGCGTTAGGCGCAGTTGATACTCTGATCAATGGCGGCAACGGTTCATTAGGTCAAGTTGGGTCAGCTATACGAATGGCATCTAATGCTTTACAAAATGTAGGTTACGGAGCATCTCCTCAAGGAAAAACATTTACAAGGGCAATTATTAGAGATGATTACACGACTGTTGATGCATTAGATTGGCGTGTAAAGATTACAGCACCTGAAAATTTAATACAGGGCGACATATTACGTCCGATAGCAAATACAGGAAGTAGTATGTTGTTTCCTTTTACACCTACGATTATTTTAGGTTCAAGTGCAAATTATTCACCAGTACATCCTACACACACTAACCATCCATTTTATGCTTATGAAAACAGTCAAGTAGATAATATTACTATTACAGGTGAATTTTTTAGCGAAAATGATGACGATGCAAGATATTGGGTAGCATGTTTGCATTTCTTAAGAACAATGACAAAGATGTATTATGGACGGAGTAATGATTTAGGAAATCCTCCACCTGTTTGTAGACTAAACGGTTACGGTAAACATGTTTTTAATAATGTTCCTGTACTAATATCTAATTTTACTACTGATATGCCGGCAGATGTAGATTATATTGAGTGTGATATAAATGGTGAAGTAACATATGTGCCTACACAAAGTATTTTTACTGTTACAGTAATACCAAATTATGCAAGAACAGCTCATAGCAGATTTAGCTTAGAAGCATTTGCTAGAGGAGACTTTATAAACTCAGATGAAGGATTTATCTAATGGCTGGATTAACTGACGCAAACATTGATAAAATAAAAAATAAAGGTCCCTACGGAAAAACACCTATTACTAGTGCAGGATATTTAGATATAATGAGAGCTAGACCTGTTCCTGTAGCAGGCGATGACATTTTATATGAGATAACGCCTGCTTATACATACCGTCCAGATTTATTAGCTTTTGATTTATATTCTAGTAGAGAACTATGGTGGATTTTTACACAAAGAAATCCTGATATATTAAAAGATCCAGTTTTTGACTTTGTTGCAGGCACAAAAATCTATCTGCCTCAAAGAAAACATTTAAAAAGTATTTTAGGAGCATAAATGGCATCTATTTTTGCAAACACAGGTGGTGCACTTCTTGGTGCTATAAACGCTGCAGACGATGTTGCAAAGGCTATTACTACGGCAACACAAAATCCTAGTGCAAATGTTACTCGTACAGGTGTAAATGCTATTGGATTTGAAGATGCAAATGCAATAGTAAACAGAACTGCTCAAGATGTTCAAAACATGTTTAAAAACAATAACACTGTAACCGCTGCAACAACAGGTGTTAATAATGTTTTAGCAAAAGTTCAAGCAGGCGGTTTTAATTTTTTACAAGAATCGGGTGCATTAAAATTAGATAATATTTTAAGTAACATCGCTGTTAATCCAGGAGCAAATCTTACACAAACAATTAACGGAAATTTAGATTTAAGTATTTTTGACGGAATTAGTTCTCAAGAACTAGATAAAATTGGTAATGCTATAAGTAGCAAAATTGGTAACTTTAATTCTCCAGGAGATTTTGTTAAAGGATTTAGTTTTGATACACTTAACAATATCGTAGGTGGATTTAGTGATTTATCTAATTTTACAAACCAAATTATAAATGTAATTCCTAAGGAATTTGAAACTATTTTAGGTGCCGTAGGAGGTACATTTGATGTTCTAAGAGAACTAGCAGATGAAATAGAAGACAGAAGTGGTATAGGAATATTTTCTAATGCATTAGCATCAGGCGGTAATGTTACAGGCACATCCGGAAAACCAAACTTTATAAGTAATCCATTAAACGAATTCAATTCTTGGAACTATGTTATTACTTTAGGTATACTTTCTACAACTGAACTCAATAATCCTTTAATATTGAAAGAAAATGGCGATTTCCAAAAAATAATTGCTAGGACAGGCGGCGGTCACTATAATAAAAGGCACCGAATTCCTATAGAAAACGAAATCGGCGGCGATGCTGAATATTTTATAGATAACTTAACTACAAAAGGTGTAATACAGCCTAACCAAAAAACTGGAACAACAATAGGTACTGATTTGCGCTTTGAAGTAAGTGAACCTTATAGTATGGGTAATTTTATACAATCGTTAGTAACAGCCGCAGGAGACCTAGGTTACAGTAATTATAACAGTGCTCCGTTTTGCATAAAAATAGAATTTGTAGGGTGGAGTGAAAACGGTACACAAAGTATTACACCAGTACAAGCCCCAGCATATATTCCTATACAGATTATAAATGTTAACTTTTCTGTTACAGGATCAGGCTCTACTTACGAAGTGCAAGCAGTTCCTTATAGTGAAATTGCTCTTAGCGACGAAGTAGCTGAAGTAAAATCGGATATCAATACTGTAGGAACAACTGTGTCTGATGTACTATCAGGTGTTGATAGGTCTGTTACTGCAACAATGAATCAAAGAAGAGCTGCTTTAGAAGAATCTGGAGCACAGCCAAATGGAGATAGAGTTGTAATTGCGTTTCCTAGAGATCCTTCTGCTATAATGAAAATTGTAGCAGGACAAATGACAGTTCCTGATCAAATTACAAAAACAGCCGCAGAACAACTTCAAATAGAAAAAGGTCTTTCTGAGCTACCAGAAAATGATCCACGCAAGCAAGAATCAATTGACAATGTTGCAGTACCTGCTAAAAATACAATTGCTAATAATTTAGAAAATTATTCAAGAGACATTTCGTTTATGAATGAAATTGGAATAAGTTTGCTTGTTACTGATGATAATCAAGGTGGTACTGCTGCGGCAGCAGATCCTAGTGCATGTTACAATGACGAAGGTGTTGCTGATACTACAACAACTGAATTGTCAGTTGCTGAAAAGGCAAGAGAAAAATCTTTTACAGCAGGAATGCGCATAGATGAAATAATTGAAAAAGTTTTAGTAGACAGTGAATATGCTGCCGAAAATGCTGTAGACAATGCTGATAACGGAATAAGAAAATTATATAGAATTAACACTCATGTGTTTTTAGACAATGATCCTGAAGCAGAAAGAAGATTCGGTAGGATGCCTCGAATTTATGTTTATAGTGTTGTGCCATTTTTTGCTGATGATGCTTCTTTCCAAAGTCCTTCAGGTGTAGCTCCTAATAGAGGCGGTATAAGAGCAGCAGCAAAAAAAGAATACAATTACATATACACCGGAAAAAATGATAGTGTATTAAACTTTGACATTCAATTTAATAATACATTTTTACAAGAAGCTTATGCTAATTTCGGTATGAACGCGGGTGGCCTTGCAAGTAATGGGTCAGACAGAAAAACTTTGCAAAATACAGGCGATCAAAAAGGCGCAACTACAGGAGAAGTAGACGGCAATGCAGACTCAAACGGTGTTGGTGGCGGTTCAGTAAGTGAAGCTAGAAGTTTTCCTATTACAGGAGACAGTAGAACAACAGATATTCGTAAGCGTCTTGCAGAAACATTTCATCATAGATTTTTAAATAATAATGTTGATATGCTTACTGCTTCTTTAGAGATTATGGGAGATCCTTATTTTATTCCTACTCAAACAGGAAATTATATAGGAGACAGAGGTGAAGGACCGTCAATAACACAAGACGGATATATGACATATCTTGAAAATCAAGTGTATGTAATTGTTAATTTTAGAACTCCTGTAGATTATTCTCTTACAGGAAGCAATGTAGCATATTCAAAACTTGTTCCTGAATTTAGTGGAATATACCAAGTGTTAACTGTTGAAAGCAGTTTTAACGGAGGAAAATTTACTCAAACCTTAGATCTTGTAAGATCAAGAGGACAAGAAAACGAATCAGGAACATCGCAAGGATTTGTAGGTGTAGCTGACGATGTTTCTGTTAACAACGGTGTAGGAACTACTCCGCCTACGGGTCAAGTTGGCGGCAATGGACAAGGAACAGTATCTGACGATCCATGCGAATCTCCAATCAAACGAGTATTAACAGAAGTTGGAGATGAAATAGATAATGTTGCAAACAATTTATTTCCAGAAGTTAATAGTGTCCTTAATAATGTACCAACAATTAATATAGCAGGAGTATCTTGGCAACCACCTCAAAATGCATTCCAGTCATTTCCTGGTTTAAGAAAAGATATTGCTGCAATAGAAGCTGATGTAAATAATGCGTTAGGTAAAGTTTCAGCTGATGCTAAAAATGCTCTAAACAATATTACGGGCGTTAAATTTACAGTGTAGAGGATAATAAATGGCAGTAACAGTAAGTGACCAAGACAGACATTTATTAAGAATGATCGCAGACGGAGAAGCAG